TTATACATTTTCATTAATTTATTTAATCTAACACTGCTTTCATTTCTACCTGGTAATGGCTCTCCTAACTCTCCTCTTGCAAGTCCTGGTGAAGTTTTTTCTAAATCTTCTTCGTCTTGAAATTTTGGTTTTTTTGGAATAATAATTGATTTTATTCCTTCATCTTCGGTTCCTTCAGCATAACCGACTCTACCACCTATAGCATAATTAATTCCTCTTCCTGCAGAACCAGTCCCTCTTTGAGTAGGAAATTGAGATGTTGGAGGAGTTGTGGTTCCTGGAAACTTAGGTAGTATATTTGCTGATGATCTTGGTGCATACTTACCATATTTATTTTTTTTATCATAAGCATCCATAATTCTCATAGCATCATCTTCATCAAAACCTAGTGCTTGATCTATCGTATAGTTCTCTCCAATATCTTTTGCCATACTTAAAAGACCTACAACATCGGTCTGTAACTTCATGCCATAAGAAGGATTAATTAATTTTGCTAAATTTTCTTCATCTCTAAATTTTGCAGCCATTCCCGGTCCTATTAACATAGGTCCTGATGACGATCCTGGTGGCGGGCCCATAGGGTCTGCAAAACGACTTGTATCGTATCCTAACTCCATTAATCTAGCCAATGCAATATTTCTTGTATCTTCAATTCCTCCACTAAAAGTTCCTTGTCCGTACTTAGACATATCAAAAGGCGTGGGTTTTGGCGTTGTAGGTGCAGGTTGTTTAGGTGCAGGTGCAGGTGCTGCTTGAGGTGTTGTTGGTGTTCTTGCTAAATAATCTCTAAATCTTTGTCCTAAAGATCCTCTATTAAAATTTACTCTTCCACCTGTTGCATAACCACCTTGTCCAGCTGTATATTCAGAAACATCTCTTTCAACTAAATCAGGTATTTCTGCAGGATCGTAACCTAAATTTTCGTACGATGAATATAAATACCTTCTAAGTGATTCTACATTTGTAGTTGCTTCAATAGCCTCCTCGTCACCTTGTTCTGCTGCTGCAAGTAAACCAGATAAACCACCAACCGCTGATCCAACTTTTAAAGCGTTTATAGCTTTTTGAGCGCCTGATATTTTATCAGCAGCTTGTTTTGTTTTAAATAAATTAGAAAATGCTGGACCTGCTTGACTAAATAAACCTTGATATCCAGCTAATCCTGCTGATTGTCCAAAAGCCATAGGTGCAAAATAAAGCATTGCTGCTTTACCTACTGGAGACTTTGCAACGTTCTTTACAGTCTTAGTAACTTTTTTAATTGCTTTTTTAAGACCACCAAAAAAAGCTGCTTCACGAGGAACAACATCCATTATTCCACCGCCTTGTCTTAACTGTCTCTCCATTTGTGATCTACTTATAGTCATATTATTCGTCTGATGCCGTTCCTAATGGTGGCATTGCTGCCACTTTAATTTTTAAAGATCTTGTAATGTATTCTCTTTTTGTTGGAGAATTTGGATCTGCGATATCGTCCTCTGCCTCTTGATCAGAAGAGTATTCGTAATTTGTATTTTTATTACGTAATACTACCTCAGTTTCGCACTCAACAACAGGTACTTTTTTACCATTTATTGTTTCATATCTTACTGATGCAGGCTCTTTAAACGCCATGTTAATTGCCTCCTAATCCACTTGAATCAGCTATATATACTCTTGTAGTTTCAAGTAAAGCCGCAGTTCCACTTATACCAGATGTAGCAGTAGTTTCAATCTTTAAGATATCTCCTGCCTCTAACACAATAGAGCCCTTAAGAACGTTGATAATTAAAGGGCCTGTCATTTCTACATATGCTATTACAAAATCTGCAGATGCTGAAGTGTCTGTAATGCTTACAGTAACGTTTTTACTACCGCTTATGTTTGTAAGCTGCAACGTTTGAAATATAGTGGTTGTTTCATTTGGACATGTATAAACAGTGTCTGCAGTATTTGGACCACTTGGTGTATAAAATGCATTTTTATATCTATTGGACATCCGCCTTTTCTTCTTCTTTTGGTAACTCTTTTTTTAATAAATCTAAATAGTTTTTTTCAACTACATTTAATTCACTAAAATCAATAGTTAGTTGATCTTTCTTAGCTTTTATACTTTGTAATCTAGCTAAGATTAACTTACCATTGTCAGATAATTTATCACTATTATATTCTTTTTTATCTATATTGAACTTCATATTAAAACCCCCATCCTTCTTTGTTATCTCCACCTCCCTTAAACCATGAATATCTATCTGATTTTTCATTTAACTCTTGTAGGAAAGTAGAATTTAATTGATCTACAACTGATCGTAATGCTTTATTTATTTGTTGTTGCGTTGATTGATCGTATTCGGTTTTTGGTTCAGGTATTCTTACTACTATTTTTGCCATTAGAAACTACCCATTGTGTCTGATCCACCTTTATCATCTGGATCATTTCCTCTACCTCTACCTTCTCCCTCCATAAAATTTTTATCTTGTTTAAAATCAGATTGATAACCACCTTTATCCAATCTTTCATTTTCTTGTCTAATACGTTCAACTTCCGCTCGTTGTGCTCTTTCTATTTCAGCTTCTCGTTTAGCTTTTCTCTCTGCCTCTTCTTTAGCTTTTTTCTCAGCCGCTAATTTTTGTTCGTAGACAGTTTGATTTTGAATAGCCTTTGCTCTTTGTTTATCTAAACTAAATTCAGAAGAAAGTGACGGAGGAAAAGATGCACCATATATACTAGGAATACCATAAGCGTCAGCTTCATAATCAAAAGCACCTGTTTGAGTATTTACTTCTCCTTTTACATTTCTACCATCAAAAGTTTTTAACAAACCAGATGCATCCGTATAAACTCTGGTAGGAACACCATCTATTAAAACCATTCTTTCAGATGCCGGATCTAAATTACCAAATCTGCCTGTTCTTGGTCCACCACCACCTTCACGTTGTTGATTCATAGGTGCCATAGGTCCAAGTGGTATTCTTACATCTTCTGTTGTATCTAATAAAGATTCTAATCCCTCTCTTTCAGCTGTTGTTGGAACATCAATAAATCCACCAATATCAGATACGTCAGGTAGATCTGAAGATAAATATTCTAAATACCTTCTATATAAAGGATTCATGTTTTCATTCATAAATGATTGATAATAATTATTATAAAAATTGCTTCTAGACATTATCTTTTCCCATCTGGTTGTATATCTAATCTAAACGTACCAAAACGCCAAGATTCGTTTACAGCGTCATTTTCTATTTTGACGTTTACAAAACGACCTCTTGCTCTTGTATCTTTTTTATCAGTTGATGAAGTAATTGTAAAGGGGCTAAGACCGCTAGAACTGTCAGATTGTTGCGGATATCTTTTAATTCCTAGGGTAACTTTAGCATTACCCAATATTGTTTCAAAGTCAGGCACAAAACGTCTTACAGCAACAAATACTTCGCCTACTATACCGAGTGACATCGGTTGATTGGATAATGGACTTTGTCTTTGTTGAAGATCAAAATCAAATGATTTTATAAATGATGTAATGGTTGTTACAGTTCCTGTTTCATCAACTTGATCTGTTCCTACTTCATGCTCAAATAATTGTGTTTTACCCAATCCAGACTCACCCACTACAGTAGGAAAAGTCCCTGTCCCTGCACTTGTAAATTTAGTTCCAAATGGTTTAGGATATACTTCTGCATCAATCCAAGATGTTCTTGCCTCTGTTCCTGTATACCAAACTTTTTCAGCATAATTATATGTTACGTATTTATCATTGTGATCAGATCCAGATGCAGGATACCACCAAGTTATTTCTGTATATAAATTATTTATACCTGCACAAATTTGTTGACCCTTTGTCGTATCAATATTATCGTATACATGATCCTCGACGCTACAAGGTAGAGATCTAACTGTACCATCAAAAGCAAAAAATCCTTTTGGAGACATCCAAAAAGCTACACCATCAATTTCTATAACTGCATTTTTACCTATCAATCCACAATTAGTTCCCACTTGTTCAAAGCCAAAAGTAAATGGTGCACCTACATGTCTCATAACGTAAAGAGCGTTATCTGTCCAAACCAACATAGATTCTTTTGCTCTTATGGCTGCCATTATCTTTGTTCCATCTTGTAATCTTTGATTGCCAGCTGTATTTGTAGAAGTAGGTAGATAAGTGTTGATGTCTTCTTGATCAGAAAAAACTACAGCCATATTATCTTGTTCATTTGGCGGTGCACCTACAGGTGTAGGTATAATACTTCCAAAATGAACTAAGTGTCTTGTTGTCGGTGATACCATTGTAAATCTTGATATGGCTGGATTGTTTGTTGTTGCAAAACCTGATGTAGATATAGATGCTCTAACTGATGTAGGAGTATTTGCACCTGCATTCCAAGTAAACGTAGATCCATTTGCAACAGTTGCAATTAACACTTGACCAAAGTTATCAAGACTCCAGAGGCCTGGTTCTAGAATAACGTCACTTGATGTTTTAGCTGTGCCCCAAGTGCTAGCACCCCACGTGCCTATACCCCAACCATAACCTTGTGTTTGAGTTTGCGGACCTATTTTTGCATATGGTGTAACGGTGACACTGCCTCCTGGACCAGCGTTACCTGAAGCGTTACTACTTTGTGTTATTTTAAAATTGTTTGCATCTACAACAGTTGTTACTTGAAATAATTTGTCATCAAAATCAGATGCAGAAAAACCTGTACCACTTGGTAAAGTTGTTGAAGACAAAGAAATTATATCACCTTCTTCTACTCCATGATTAGAAGAGGTTAAAGTAACTAAAGGTGAACCAGAAACAGTTGTAATAGTTGTTGAGCCTAAAGCTCCAATTAAAGGTGTAATATCAAAAAGTTCACCATCATAATAAATAAATAAAAATTTATCTGTACCGATTGCAACGTATCTTTTACCTGTTAAATCAACGAAAGCATGCATTGCTCTTGCAACGCCTACAATAGATTTTTTTATTGGAGATTGCCAACCACCTACTTTTTCAGGTAGACCATATCTAAATCTGACGTTGTCGGAATCTATCCATCTATTTTCTGCACCAGCAGTTGTATTCTGTTTGTCTATGCCTGGTCGTATTTTAAAGTCAACAAGAGCCATCTTGTAAGCTCCTTACGCTGTATTTGTTTTAAATGCCCAACCTCTTGTAGCATCTACATAAACTAAAGTAATTGCTTGGCCATTCGTACTTAAAACTAAGTTTGATGTTCCTGAATTTATAGGTTGACTATTTCTATCTATAGTTAAATTATTTGAATTAAAAGTTCCTCTTGCATCAATAAAAGTAACTTCATCTCCTACAGCTGGAGAAGCTGGTAGTGTGATTGTAAATGCTGAACTTGTTGTGTTTGCAAAAATTTGATCACCTGCAACTGCAGTGTATGCACCTGTTGCTGTATGATATCCTTTTGTAATAGGTCCCGAACTTATATTTGAACCATCTGAATACAATACTATCTTTGCACCTATTGGAACAGTAACACCTGTGCCTGATACAGTTTTCACAGTTAGTGTATATTGAGAAGAGGATCTTGATGTTGCATCTTCTATTATAAATACTCTTTCAGCAGAATCTGGCATGGTAACTGTTCTATTAGCTGTTAAAGTACCGGTTAATTTATAGTATAAATTTTTACCGTTAGATGTTGAAAAGTTAGTTAAAGCTAAAGCTACATCTCCAGATCCAACTGCTAAAGATAAATATCCTGATGCTGCTTGTTCTAATATCTGTAGATTTGTATTTGTAATTGATCCCCATGTACCAGACTTTTCACCTGTTGTTATGAGTTCTAGTTTTAGGTCACTTGATGTACTTGATGCCATATTATTCTCCTTATATTACATATTATATTAATTTTCAACAGAATCAAGGTTTTGGTGGCACTGGTAAAGGATCTATTTCAACCCAAGTTCCTGTTGCCCCCGTTGTTATTGGTGTCCATGTCTGTGAAGCACCTGGATCTATATCAGCCCATGCTCTTATAGATACCTGACCTGTTGATAAATTTACTCTACTTCCTGTTGGTGATACGTTTGCATCTGCAATAATTGTTACAGTTCCTGTAGAAATATTACTTCTATTACCTGTAACATCAACGTCTGCATTTCCAGTTACAGTTACATTACCAATGTTAATATTTAATCTGTTTCCAGTAACATTGACAATTGCATTACCTACAACAGTTACACTACTGTTACCTATATTAATCCTGTTGCCTGTTACATTGATAGCTGCGTTTGCATTTACAACTACGTTACCAACTGCAATATTAAATCTATTGCCTGTAACATTGACTACAGCATTTTGAGGTACTGTGTTACCACCGAATGTGGTTACTGCAAAAGGAGTTCCACCAAAAAACATGGTTACGCTCCTGGATCGATAATGTTATTGCCTTCTATCTTGGCCCATTCTTGAATTGCTTGGTAATCTGTGTTTGATTCGTCTAGTGGTACAAACCATTTTTCATTATTTTCATAAACCACTTGATAACCAATAAAATTTTTTTCATGATACTCTT